CGGTTGCGGCCACAACACCGAATCTGGCCGCCATCTTCGCCACATTACCAACGGCAGACTCAAACCTCTGCAAGGTCTTTTCGGACAGCTTCATCTTCTTTGTAAACTGCCCCGTATTCGCTATTAAGTTGACTACAATGCTACCGGCTGTTGCCATCGGTCAGTCCCTTAAGTACGTTTTTTATCTCGTCATTACTCATCTGTCTTGGTGGTCCGAACTTCGGCATAAAATCATCGACCTTAAACGGCGGCGCATTCTTGCCCCGATTGGCATTGGCAATCACACAAGCGACAATCGCACTTCGTAGGTCCGCCCTGTACTCGCCAAACGGTTCGATTTTGTATATTGCCATCCAATCTCTAATCTCCCGATACGACATATTTGACTCAATCCACTCAACAGTCTTGCCTAAGTGACCGGCAAGCGTATGTTTGAACCTGCGGAATGAGTCGTCCCTCAGTTTTTTTCAAGTTCCTCGTTACCGCCAAGCCCGTTGTATTCATGGACAGCATCAAGGATTTCGTTCCGCACAGCCAAGGGCAAAGACTTGAACACCTCCGGTGTCTCGAATACCGGCTTGCCGTTATCGTCAACAACTGAGGCCATCAGTATTTTCAGCCCCGTTGTTTCGTGGTCGTCACTTTGCATCGCCTCCTCAATCATCTCGGTCGGGATTAACGCCACATTGATTTCTGCCTCTGCCTTGTCGAGAGCAACACGCTTTGTCTTGTACTTAATCTCTGAAAGATTTTTTGCCGTCAGTAACATAATTCTGCCTTTCGCAAATGTTAGTTTTAGGTTAATGCCAGTGTGCTGGTCAGTTTAATCCCAACGCTTTGGGTTACTTTGTCCTCGAACGGGACCGCATGACCCAGCGAGGTAATAAACCCTGTACCCGTATAAGTGGATTTGTTCGTTGTGCCGTCACCGTCGGGGATGGTGATAACGATTGCCGAGGCCGAGGACGTTGTCTGACTTTTCAACATAGTCGCAATCGTTGTCCCGTCATAGTTCAGTTCTGCCGTGATCTCGCCAGAGTCAATCATGCCGGGGATAAACTCCCGATGCTTAGTCGGTGAGTCCATCGTGGAAATATCAATCGGGTCCCGGCTGATGTCGGGGCCGGAGATCGAGATGATATTCCCAACCGTTGTCGCAGCGATAGAGAGCGTTGCGCCATGTCCATGTATGCCTGCGCTTGCCATAGTTAAGTCCTTTCTTTATTCGTTGTAATTGATATAAAAGTCTATTGCTTTAGAGTATCGCCGGAGCTTGTCCGTCCCCGGCACAATGTTTGTTAAGTCGTTTTCGTCGATGAAGTGGGCACATTGGATGACTACCGACCCTGCCACATTGGTAAGATTGTCAAGTGCACCCCGTATCGCATCCGACAACCCCCTCAGTTCCGCGTATGTCTCGGCTACAACCGTAAGCTGCCACCGGCTTGGAACCATCGTTGAAGTAGCGGTTAAATCGTGTTGCCGTGGCCCTGCAATCTGTGAATAGGCAATCGCCGGCAAACTTGTGTTCTGTGGAATAATTTCAGGATAAATTCGCCTGGACACTAACCCCGACACGGTTGAGTCTAATGCCAATACATCCCATATCGCATGTTCGATTTCTGTGGCAACCGATATTTCCTTGACAGATACGTTGTCGATTAAAACATAGTCAGGGGCGAAAGAACAGGTGGCCGCAATGACGAAATTTGTGTTGGTTGCTCCGGCAACAACATTTGAGCTGTTTGAACCGTTAGAGACAGCAAAGGCCGTTCCGCCCAAAGACCCTGACGCCGATGCGTCATCTGTAATCGTAGCATTAAATGTGATCCTGTATGTGCGTCCCGCAACAAGTTCAGAGATTGCTTGCGTTAAGTTGCCGGAACCAGCCGAAATCGCCCACACATTATTGCTGTTATAGGCCCAATTTCCCGTCAGTGTCCAGCCGGTTGCATTGCCGGTAAATCCGCCATTGGTAACAAGTTCTGCCCCTAATACGCTCATTTAACCCTCGCTGCTCTTTCAATGGCCCTGATTGTTTTCTTGGCAAAATACTCTGCCAAAGGTCTGCGTTTTTCCTCGTAGGCACTCCGCTGAAAGGGGATTGGTTTTGCCACTTTCGCCCCGCCCGCATCGCCCGGCCCGGCGTGTCCGTACTCAATGGCGTTGGGGATATAGCTTCTGGTTCCGTCTGCTGAAATATGGACAAACGCATCGTCTGCCTTAATCACAACTTTTGCACCGTATGACCCTCGCTTCATCTTTGTCATGGCTCTTACACCGAGTTTCTTGGCAATCTCCGTACCCATCTGCCGCCGACCATGCCGAGTGCCTTGGCCCCAATCGTAGGGCGCATAACCATCTTCTGTGCGTCCCGTGTTTCCTTGCGGACAATCTTCGAGGTCTCTTTACGCTCCAGACGTTCTAACATCCGGCCAACCTCTTTAGCACCCTGTACGGTCATGCCGATATTCACAGTTGACCCTCCACTATTTCTACAGGTTCTGGTCGTGGTGGCTTAACAGGCGGCATCGGGGGACAGTCAATTGTGTCGTCAGTTGTTGGTGGATTCAAAGTAGATAGATTGTCTTGCGGTCTTTCAGAAACAATCCTCAGTTTTTTTAGGGCTCGCATCTCTTTGCCTGAGGCCATCTCTTTTTTTGTATATCCACACCGGACACATCGTTTTTTGATAACCGCCCACCGGTAATCTATAGCTACGTCTACCCCCAATGACTTACGAACAATATCCTCGGAGCCGTCGAATACAAAGTCGTGTCCGTTTTCAATGCAACTACCAATTTCTTCAATCTTCATTTCTTTTCCTTTCGTTATTCGACTTCTTTTGATCAGGGAAGTTGCAATTCAGGCACTTGTACTGCTTGTATTCGTCCCCTATTGTTGAAATGTCCGTCAATGCATTTTTGCACTTAGGACAAAGCGGAACATTCGATCTCGCCGCCCGCAGTTCATTAAGTATCTCTTCCGTCATTATCACCGAATCCAACTTTTCTTTTTCCGCGTAAGTGTGATAATAAACTTCATTAGAATCTACTGCAGCTTGTGGTGTTGCCATAATTTTTACCCTTCGTTTTATTTAACCTCTTTCAGTAATAACTCTTGGAATATATCCCGTTCCTCAAAGTTGCGGATATTGACAATCTCAAACGTGCGGGAGTCGTGGCTTATCCGGTACTCGGTCGTCAACGATGAGTAGTAGCGAATAACGGACTTGTAAGTGACCTCTTCTGAAATCTGCCTGGCCTGTTCCAGTTCACGGCCTGACAACGGTTCCAGCGAGCCCCACACGGTCGTGTCGGTTGCATAGGTCGAAGTCACCTCGCCCGTTGCGCCCTGCGTTTGGGTTTCAGCCTGTAATGCCAAACGATGTCTTAGTCTGCCTATTTTCAAGAGAATGTTCTTTCTGTTAAAAGGTTCACAACGCCCATCGGGATATTTTCCAACTTGATCTCGCTGGCCTGTTCGCGGTGTTCGTAGAGATGTGCCGTCAGGAGTTTAATCGCCGCCCGGACCCGTTCTGGAACCACCCGCTCGCCAATAAGAGACACGCCCGTCCCTGCATCAGCTGTCGTAATCGCCGCACCGCCCGAAGTGGCCGCCAATCCAAAGTTTAAACCGGATACATCCCGCACCCAATACCGCGTCTTTTCGGACAGACCGGATGGCAAATCATCAAGATCGTTGTAGAGTTCAACGGTATCCCCATTCGTGAATATGGCCTCGTTTGCCGTCAGGGTTGCACCGGACGCGGTAAACTTTGTCATATAACCTGCCGTGTAGATAATCTCGACGGCGTTAGGGATAAGCCGGGTAGACGGCCATGATTGATTATAGGCAAGGAATACACGTCCCGGCTCGCTCATTGTATCGACGGTATAGTAAGTCGAAGCAAGCGTCTGCTGGTCGCCCGACGTATCGTAATACTTAACCGAGTCCACTGTAATCAATGGGGGACGGGGAATCTCCACGCCGGAAAACGAATCCATATTCAGCGTAATCGTCTGCGCCATATACGACCGACCCTCATAGGTCTCGCACCATTCACGGGCAGCGGTATTCAACGCATCAATCAGCGTATCGTCCGCGGTGCTGTCAACCCTCAGATGTAACTTTATCTCGGTTCGGCTGACCGGCTCTACGCTGGGCCTTTTTGTTACTTGCCAGTTCATGCTGCTTGCCTTTCTTTTCTTCTACTAATATGGCGACCCCATGCTCAATCAATCGCTTGGCCCGTGGCGCAGGAACGGAGTTCAAAGTCGATCCGGCGGGCCGTGTCATATAGGGCCTAATCAGTCTTAGTTTCATTTTGTTCCTTTCGCAAAACCTCTACATTCGTAAACCTCTTTCGGATTTTTATACTTCCATATCTCACACCGCCACCCCGCCGCTTCAACCATAAGCTGCAAACAGTTCAGGGTCGGAGCCCACCAGTTAGAGCCAATCCCGCCCAACTGATCGCCGGGATAGAACTCCATCAGAACATCAAGATTATTGGCATACCCCGCCCCGATCTTGTCTCGGTAAGGGGAGTAATCGTTACAGATGGCCGATTCGATATAGATTTCACCCTTACACACCGCCGAGAGCTTATCGAGGGCAAGTAAGGGATACCGGCAGTGGTATAACGCACCAAAAAAGAACACGACATCAAACTCGCCAAGCTCGGCAACGTCATAGACGCTCATCGTGAACCGCTTGCACTCGTCACCGTATCCCAGCCTCTCTTTACAGTAATCAAAGGTATCCCATGGCTCACGGTTCTCTTTAGTGAGCCACGGCATATCGCTCCAGTTATCTATCGCCACGACCTCTTTGGCCCCGCGCTTTAACGCCTCAAAAGTCCAATATCCATCCCATGCCCCGACATCCAGTACACGCTTGCCGGTTAAGTCGTCGGGAATATGGTACGCCTCTGCGTTAATCGGATGGTTGCCGTTGGTCGTGCCGCCCGGCAATTCGATGCGGTGATACCAGAATGTTTTATCGTTAATCATAAACAATGCTCCGGTATCTGGTTGACCTCTCCGATTAAGTCGCCAAGATGGGTGTGGACACACTTGAAATTATCCTCCGGCACACCAGGGAAAGTGCATAACATCTGCAAATGACCGATGTTGACGGTCGGGGCGATAAACCCCTTTAATCCGCAATCGGTCCAGTTGTTCCAGAAGTAAATATCATCATCGAGGCGGCCCTTGCCCCATCCACCATCGGGACCGGGAACACCGACAAACCACGGCTTCTTGAGTTTCTCAAAGGCCGACGCGCGAAAGATAGTAAGTCCGAAATGACCCGTCCGAATCGGTAAAATGTCTTTCTGGAAATCCTCGATACTAATCTGTTTCAGAAATTCCCCGTTCTCATCCGCTAACCCCATCAACGGACAATCACCGTCCCGCTTCATCTGCATTGGAAATACACAGTCGGCTTCGGGGTAGTTCTCCATCAGAGACAAAAGACGTTGGACATGCGAATACTTAAACCATGAGTCGTAATCCACCGTGATAATATAATCCACGCCCTTTTCGACCTGCTCCTCGATCATCCGGGTTAAGACCTGCGACCAGAATACGCCCGTCCCTTTGTGTACGGGTATCCCCCTGACCAATAGTTCGGTCATAACGCAGTTCATGGTATCAGCAAAAGTAAGCCGGGGCATGCTCATCACCGCACTCACACGACGATTAACGATTCTTTGCTTGTCTGTTTTTGTTCCCATAAGATTAAGACTGACCGGCAGCGATGCACAGTCCCTGGCCTCCGATGTCCATTCCTGAATATCTTTTAATCCCGCCGCCCCCATGAGTTGTGTCAGCGATTCCTTGTCGAATAACGATTTATGGAAATCGTACTCGTCTACCTGACCGCCCATGAGATAACCTGACGGGTTGGTTTCTTTTTTGCTGACATAATCCGAGGCGACCTTTTCAAAATTGGGAACGGCGATCTTTAACACGCCACCGATTTTTAATTTTGATACCCAATCAGAAACAACTTTGAACACCTCCGCAGCCCCAAAATGCTCAAGGATATGGCTCGCTCTGATCTCTTCGCAGGAGTCGTTTTCGATATAATCCAAGGGGTAGACAGGTTTGCCGTCCTTAATGTCAAGGTTCTCATACCCGTCAATCTTTGTCTTTCCACAACCAAGGTTAAGTTTAGACATAGCCAAGCACCCCCATCACAACGCCGTGACACCGTTGGAATAAGAGTTCTTCGTACTGACTAAACTCGGCCTGATGCTTGCCCCCGGAACCCATGACATCGTTGACCGGCTCGAAATCGTTGACAAAGCCCCGCTTCTTTTCCGCCCCGATAAAACTGCCGATCCGGTCAACCTGTGCTGTCGTATCGCTCAATAAATCCTCAAACCGGACCAAGAGCGTGTTCTGCCGCCCGGCAAGCCCCCAGTAGTGACCGCTCCACGAGGCAAACCCGCTGGACTGGCCTGTGATAACATGGGCTACATTAACGCCGTGAAGTTTGGCAAACGACGACACGGCGTTCCTTCCGTCCCTGACAACATGAATAATCGGGCTTCCGTCAAGCGGGATATAGTGCGATTTGATATAGTATGTCTTTTCGTCTGCCTTCAATTTCTTATACACTTCCGGGTCGTTAATATCGTACTTGCTCTGGTTCTCAAACAAATGTTCGGTTGCCGCCTCGTCGCCGTGAACGGTATAGGTCTCAATATCGAAACAGTCTTTGAGTATCTTTCGTGTCAGCGTGTTTCCCGAACGGGGGTAACTGCAAATCCATACAATCATATTCTTTTCCTTTCGTAAAATTTTCGTACTACCGGATACTTCTTCTTTCTCGAATGATCTTTGCTAAAAAATCTCGGTGTTGCTTCTCGTTTTTTATATGCCCAAAAAACGAGGGCAAAATACTCTCCACCAATGCATCGCTTCTTATGCGTTCATTTTCTGTCATGGATTGCTCCCAAATCCTCATCTGTTCTTGCATTTGCTCTCTTGTCACAACGCTTTTCCTTTCGTAAGTATCCGCACAAGGCAGGGGCCGAAGCCCCCACCCTGTACGAAAGGTTTTAGCTCGGCACTACAACGTGAGCGACGGCTTGCGGATTCGTGTTAATCCCATAATTAACCATTCGCTTTGTGGTTGTGTTGTCCGCAGACTGGTCAGGGTCGAGAATAATCAAGACCCCACCCGTTGCATCACCGGCGGGAGTAACCCCACGGGTTGTCTTAACACCGATGTATCGCTCACGGCCTTTAAGGTCGAGATCGATGGCGACAACGCCACCGGCAAGCCCAATGTTTGCCCCTGTCGGCATCAGATTAGCCGCAGCGGTCGAGGTTGCCGTACCAAACGAGGCGGCGGCAATCAGGGTAGCCGGAGATGTGTTTGTGCCCTCGTACACGTCAACGTCTGTAAAGACGGTACTGGTCGTTGTGTGCGAACCAGTCATAACAAAGATATGTGCACGCTCGCATCCGATGGTATCAACCGTACTGATCGCCGTTGCAGCGGTCGCCGTGGTTGCACCTGGGAAGTATGCGTGAACCTTGCAACTTGATACTTTGTCCATTTTTTATACTCCTGTGTTTAAGTTTTCAGTTTACGCCGTGTGCGAAATCAGGCCGATAACCGGACCGAATGCCGTGGTGCTTCCAACGTCGTGTACGTTAATGTCGAATCGCTCAATGCCGCGAATAGCAATCTGGTCAGTCTCAAACATCGAACTGGAACCGACATAAGCAGAATCCGACATAGCCATCGAGGTCTTGCGGCGGTCGCCGAAAGTAGAGGCCAAGGACAGGTCACCAAGCAGCAGACATACCTGATTGGTGGCAGCAGCTTTCGGCATAACCGGAACCGTAACAACCGGATAACCGAGGAATCGCCGGCTGTTCGGGCCGTCAGCAAGCGTCTGAATAGTGTTTCCACCCGCGTCAGCCATGCGGTCGAGCATGTGCGACCAAACCATTTTTGACATATACCACTTCGCGCCAGCTTCGGCGTAAGTCGGCAGCTTGCCGATCATAGCGGTCAGATCGTCGATACCGATATTGTCATAGGCATAACCAGTACCGTATCGAACCAATCCAGACGCGGCAGGAACGGCACCGGAGGCCGTACCGCCAAGTGCTTTTTCAATCAACTGCTGACGAATACCAACGATACCGTGATAGGTACTGCTTCCGTCGCCGTTGAATCCGGCCTCATCCTCTTTGTCAGCGAAAGCGTAGGCAATATCCTGTGCCAGCATATCAGCAACAGAGATAATCGCATCGTCGCCCAATTCGTTGGACATCGGGACGATAACGCCCCACTTCTTGGCAACCAGAGTTACCAAGTCGAGCGTCATATCGCTTGCGGTAATAGCGTTTGCTTCGCCGATTGCGTAGGCGGTTGTCCCGCCGACGCGCCGGACCTGACTCTTGGTGTCCTGCGTCATAGGAACTACTCGGGTGTGGTTGCGGAACACGCCGCGGGTTTCGACCAGACGGATAATGTCTGCGTCGAACTCGCCGGGAACCAGATAACCGCCCTTGGCGTTGTTATCTTCCAGCATTGCACCACGAATCTCTACGCCATTCGAGAAGCACCACTGCTTTGCCTTTTCGCTGCCGAGAACTGCACCACGGAGGAACTGGCCGAACCGGTATGCCTTCACTTCGGCCCTGTTGTCGTGGTCGTCCTGGAAGCAACGCATCCGGCCCCATTTACGGACAGAGGCGGGGAGTTTCTTGTCGCTTAACGGATTGACAATCTGTTCGGGCTTGGTCAACCTGTCCAGCTTGGGAACTGGCCGACTCTGTGCGGCTTCGGCCTCGGCCTGTGCCTTGAGTGCCTTTTCAGTCATGTCAATCTTTTTGTCGATTTGTGCGCTTTCAGCATCAAGGGCTTCAAACTCCTGCTCCAATTCCTCAGTCAGCATTTCGCCGCTCTCAGATGCAATCGAAGTCATTCGGTCAGATACTTCTTTCTTTCTGGCCTTCAATTCTTCTAATGTTTTCATTGTTTAATCCTTTTTAAATTTTCTTTATACGTTTGTGATATGTAGATCAGATTCTGGAAAGAACTGGTGATTTTGCTCCCGATAGAACATGCTCGATGGTAGACTTTTTGTCCGCCATGCCCTGCTTAATCGCTGTGTCCGCGCCAAAGACCCTACCTTGACCGAAGTTCTTTGTGACATCAGCAACAGATACGCCGCGGTTGCGGGCAACATCATTGACAAACATGCGGTAATACTCATCAACACGGGACTGCATGTGCCCCCGTGCCTCGGCATTTAACGGCTCGTCCTGGTTGCCCTCGGCCTTGTATTTCCCGGCGGTGATATAGGACACATTCAGACCGGCTTGCTTGTTGGCATCGGATTTGTCAACATGAACAGCGATAACACCGATAGACCCTAGCTCTCCGCCCGGAGTAACGTGAATCTCGTCGGCTGCCGATGCAATCCAGTAGGCCGCCGACGCGCACAACGAATTACAGACGGCGATAATTGGTTTTTTGCCTCTCGCCTGATATATCTTGCGGGACAGTTCGGCAATGCCATAGACCGAACCGCCCGGCGAGTCTACATCCAACACAATCCGGCTCACGGCGGGATCATTGATCGCATCATCAAACCATGAACCAAAGATTTCTGCCGATGTTCCACCCGAATAGTGCGTCATCAGGTTCATTTTTTGTGATATGACGCCCTGTAACGGCAAAATCGCCGTCTTAGTCTTGACCGTAGTGGTTCGCTTGGCGACAGACTTATACTCGCCATCAATACCAACGACCTTCTTTTCGAGAAGGCACATAATCTCGTCCATCTTCGACGGCAAGATAGCCCATGCGGTATTCGTTACACCGCTAATTATCTGGCTGTAGTTCATTTTGGTCTCCTTGAGATTCTTCTGGTGTTTCTTCTGACGGTGGCTCTTGCTGTTGCGGACTAAACAGTTCGTCCCCGCCGTCGATTGGGTTAAGATTTTCGAGTGCCCGGACTTCGTTGATTGTCATAAAGCCGGGATTATTGTTATTGCCGAGGGAGATTTGATAGGCCTTGTACCGAGAGTTAATGTCGCCACGAAGCAAGCCCTCGACGGTATGCTCGACAAACAATCCGCTTCCCTGTTCCTGCTCGGTCAGCAGCTTGCGCCAGACTTCGGTCTCCCACCGCTTAAACCATGCGGTAAGACAGTCCTTGACGTACTCTAAGTCTTGATGCTCGATGTTCGAGAATGTGGCACGGGTCAAATCGGCGACCTTGTGCGGCGGCATGCGGAACCAACGGCAGATTTCCGGCACGCTGAATTGACGGGTTTCGAGGAATTGGCTTTGTTCCGGCGGGATGACGGTCTGGGTGAAGTCCATCGCCTCCTCTAAGACCATGATCTTATGAGCGTTGTCTGCGCCTTGGTACTTTTCATTGATGTTCTTGGCGAGCCGCTTCTGTGCATCCTCTGACAGATTGCCGGGATGCTTTAATACACCGCCGACGATAGTATTATTGCCGAAATAAGTGCCCCCAAAGGTCTCTGCGGCCAGAGCAAGCCCCAAATTCTCTCTTGCGTACTGGATGACGTTGTACCCGACCAACCCATCATCGCCTAATCCGTGGACATGGAAGATTCGGCTTGACGGTATCCTGTCGGTCTGCCCGTTTTCACGGTTCACTTCGTAGTACACATTCCCCGCATCATTCAGCTTCGGAGTCACTTTGTCGGGCGATAAAGGGTATAATTCGGCAGGATTTCCCATAACATCCGGGACAATTTCAGCGTATCCGTTGCCCCAACCCAAGCAATGAGCGGTTAAGGTCTGCCGGAAGCTCATCGCCGTCATATCGGGGTTGGCCTGATAGTTCAGAATCTTGTAAAGAGGATGGTCAATAAGTTTCCGTTTTTCATCCCCGCTCTTTTTGTAAACTTTAAAAGGTACTTTCGCCACATCTTCGGAGATATTGCGGATACATGCAAAGACCGTCGATATACTCAGGGCACTTTTGTTAGTGACCGACACCCCGGCAGAAGTCTTAGAGATAAACAAGTCTTTCCACTCGCCAAAGTTACTTAACGACTTCTTTTTCGGTTTGAATATGTCAAATATCTTCATAAGAGAAGTGCCCCTCTGGTCTCATAGATTGATTGTTTTTTGATTTCGGCTTGAATCCACATCCCCAACCCCATCACCATCGCAACCACCCCGTCGATTCGCTTTGTTTTGCTGTCCTTAATGGGCTTGATATTGTCTGCGGCATCAGTTTTTACGGTGACATTCGAGATGCACCAGTTCATTACGGGGTTGTCATCGTGAGTGATCGCCCCCCGCAAAATCAACTCCTCCAACTTCTTCGACGGAGCGGACATCGAGGCAAACCCCTGTCCAAACGGGGTCATTTCGAACCCGTCACCGCTTAATTGAGTGATTAACTGTGTAGAGTTCCATCTATCAGCGGCAATCCCCTGAATGTGGTATTGTTTACCGATTTCGTTGATGCGTTTGCGAACATGGTCGTAGTCCACCACATCGCCCTCGGTCAGTTCGATATGCCCCTCTCTCGCCCATGTTAAGTATGGAACACGGTCTTTCTTTTCCCGATAGATAGCATTTTCACGCGGGGCAAAGAAAAACGGCTTAACGTGATAGTCCTCGCCATGCTGAAAGACCAACGCAAACGCCGTCAGGTCGGTTGTCGTAGACATATCAAGACCGGCGAAGCAAGGCACGGAGGTATTGACCTTGCCCGCCAGTTCGCTCCACTTCTCGCTCGAAATCCAACGGACATCCTGCTCTGTCCAGATGTTCAGGTGGAGCCGCTTGAATGTATTTTCTTTGGCGGGGATCTGTTGGGCCTCTTGACACGCTTGCTTGATGTAATCCAGCTCTACGCTCACGCCCAGATTGGGGTTTGCCTTTATCCACGTTTCCTCCGAAGTCCAATCATCGTCGATAGAGGCCTCATAGATAACCGGTAGGAAGTTGGCGTTGTCAATCAACCCGTCCCGCACCTTGCAGGCATAGTCATATTTCTCGTAACAGATGGAGTTTTTGTCGAATCCCGCGGTAGTGATATGGATAATCATTGGCTGGGTCCGGCTTGCCGTAGCCGTTTCCAGTGTATCCACAAGGTCGCGGTTTGGCTGAACGTGAAGCTCGTCATTGATAACCAGATGCGCGTTAAGTCCGTGTTTTGTATCAGCATCGGCTGAAAGTGCCTTGTAAACCGTCGCTCCGTGCCCGTATTCAATGCTCTTAAAGGTCTTATAGACCCTGGACTGTGCATCCAGTATCGGGTTTCTGTGTATCATCCCCGCCGCATGACGGAACACTAAGGCCGCCTGTTCACGCTCGCCAGCGGCAGAGTATATCTGTGCCCCCGGCTCACCGTCACAAAACGCCACATAATTGATTAAACCGGCACAGAACGGGGTTTTGCCGTTCTTTCGGGGGACAAAGATGAAAGATTCACGATACCGACGCATCCCGTCAGGCCGTTTCCAGCCAAACAGATTCATCACGACCTTCTGTTGCCACGGCTCAAGGCGGAACGGTTGCCCCGCACATTTGCCCTCGATGAGTTGAAGCTCGTTCTCAAAGAACTCGACCGCGCCCAGCCCCGCCGATTCGTCAAAGTAACAATCGCCGGCAGAATCGTAAGGGTCGTAACCGGCTATTGCCAAATCAAGTTTTTCTATTGTCTTTGTCATAATTAGGCGCAAAAAAAGACGGCACACACAGGGGATGTAGGCCCCTACATGGCCGTCATAATTTTGCTATTCAAATCCCCCGCTAAAGGGATAAGCGTTTTATTTAGTTGTTAAACTCTACTTCTGGTTTTCGTTGCTTCAATAATCGACATCATAGTCCTCAATGCCTGTTGCGTTCAAATGCCCAAGATGATATCTAACTTCTCTTTTTGCGACATCTTCCAGAAAAGCAACGTCCTCGTCGCTTAATTCAGTGTCTCTTTGAAACAAAAACCCGAAATCAAAAGTTACTACATGGTTCATAAATGCTCCATTCTCCATCGCCAAAGCGTCGCCGGATTTACCCCAAACTCTTTAGCAACCTGTTCAACGTTCAATTTATGTTTCATTTATGGGCCTTTCGTATTGCTTCAATAAATCACAGACCTGGCTCAGTCTCACAATGGCAATGATCCGCTGCTTCAGTCCCAGATTGCTGTTGCATTTCTTAAACAACTTAAACCCGTGTTTCTTCCAGATTTTCCTTGCCCGTTCGTCCATTTTCTATTTTTCGCTTCCTCTTATCAATCCGTTCCCACGCCGCATCCCACTTCTTACGGTCAACAGGCCGGTAACGGTCGCCCTTGCCGCTCATAAATGCCTTATATTTGCCTGCCATCAAAACAACTCCGAAAGACCGTTGTATTCCCAAGCCGATTCGATAATCGTCCCAAAATAAAGACACTCGCTCGCATCCCACAAACCCAAACGATGCAAACCCAAAAGGCCGTGCTTGTTCAACAACCTGTATGCCGCCTTTCTATTTCCCATAATCATCCAAACTTTATGCTATACTTCTTGTCGCTTTTTGGTTCTTCTTTATTGGCCGTGGTAACATTTGCCACCGTCGCCGGAGTCATGCCAAACTGCATAGCCATCTTTGTGAACTCCTGCCTCAGCTTAACGTGGGTGTGGTAATCCAAAGGGCAATTCTTCATGGACTCCTTATAATCTTTCCAGCACTCACACATCGCCTCGAATACCGGCAACTGCTGTTTCGAGATGACACCCTGACCTACCAAGACAGGCATATAGACATCCCAGAACTTTTTCGCCTCGCCCTTTAGGTGCTTCGGACATGCCCAATCACCCATAACGCGACTCGGAGCAGTCTTGGACTCCGCTTTTCCACGCCAAGAACCGCGATTTAACTTGATCTGGGTTGGTGTTTTTGCTTTTGGCATTTCTATTCCAATAAAAAAGCCCGAACCGGAACCGTCTAAGTTCCAATTCGAGCTTCGTTTTTTACGATTACTCGCAAGTTATTTAGTTTTTAAGTTAAAACCTAAGCAGTGGCGGCCAGTTTGTCGGCCTGAACACTAAGAAATCCGTAACCACGACATAAGTCACAATCTTTATTTGAACCGTTACATTCAGGACAAACGCGTGATGGCTTGGCGTCCTTAATCAAAGACCGCAGCTGGTTCATTTTCTGCTTGTAAAATGGGTAATGCAACCACGAAGCCACTGGATTAGACTGTATACACTCCGCTATTTCAGCATTAAGGTCTTTCAAAACCTTATCCCACCTGTCGAAGATTTTGCTATTCTTGACGGGTTCTATTGTAATTTCTTCGCTTGGAATGTACTCGACCGATACATATTGTGCATCTTCGTCTCCATCGCAAAGTATCTCGCCCGTCTCTGTATCAACATGCCCATCTTCGGGGAAATCGGAAACTGTTTCCGTTTTGGGTTTCGGTGTCGCAAGCATCTGGACTGCTTCTTTCAAATTCCGAACCGGCTCGGAATTTAGCTTGTCTTGGTTCCTATAAACACGCATATAGTTCCCTGCTTGGTCAATCCCAAACGGCAGATTCTCCTCAACCCACG